GATTAATAAAATAAGTCATTTAGTACATAGCTTTATCAAAAATGCTGATAGCTTTATGATAGAAGATTTTAATGATTATGAGATAGTTAGAAACAGAGACACTGTTATGTTAGATAGATTACAAACTTTCATCAGGGATAACGATTTAGAGATGCCTGACTTAGAACCCATTAAAAACCACTATAAAATAATAGAATAGAAATGAAACATATAAAACCTTACAAAATATTTGAAAGCAACAGTCCTAACTTCCCAACTACAAGAGAGGAAGTTATAGAAGTTTGTAAAAAATATGATATAGAGAACTATACTATTAATGATGATTTAAGTATTGATGTTAATCATAACGTTATTTTAAATTTTAAAAGGTTAGAATATTTACCACTTAAATTTAATTATGTGAGTGGTGGTTTTAGTTGTCACCACAATAAACTAAAAACATTAAAAGGTAGTCCACAAACAGTAGGTGGTTTTTTTGAATGCTCTTTTAATTATTTAGAATCACTAGAAGGTTGTCCACAAACAGTAGGTAGTTATTTTATGTGTTATGATAACGAATTAAGAACACTAGAAGGTAGTCCACAAAAAATAGATGGTGATTTTAATTGTGGTGATAATTATTTAACTGATTTAGAACATTTCCCAGAAGTAAGTGGTGGTATATACATAAATACAAACCCAGTAAATTTACTAGTATATACCTTTATCAAAAATGCTGATAGCTTTATGATAGAAGACTTTATAGACTATGAGATAATTAGGAACAGAGATACTGTTATGTTAGATAGGCTTCAAACATTCATAGAAGGATTTGATTTAGAAATACCTGACTTAGAAAAAATTAAAGAACACTATAAAATAATAGAATAAAATGAAACATATAAAACCCTATAAAATATTCGAGAATGCTAGTCCTAACTTCCCAACTACAAGGGATGAAGTTATAGAAGTGTGTGAAAAGTATGAAATAGAAAATTATACCATAAACGATGATTTAAGTATTGGTGTTGATGGTAGTGTATATTTAGAGAAGGAAAAATTAGAATACTTACCACTTAAATTTAATTATGTGAGTGGTGATTTTAGTTGTTATGATAATAAATTAAAATCGTTAGAAGGTTGTCCACAAACAGTAGGTGGGCGTTTTAATTGTTATTTTAATGAGTTAGTATCATTAGAAGGTAGTCCACAAACAGTAAATGGTGATTTTAATTGCTTTAATAATAAACTAGAATCATTAGAAGGTAGTCCAAAAACAATAAATGGTGATTTTGATTGTTCTTATAATAAATTAACCGATTTAGAATATTTTCCAGAAGTAAATGGTTCGGTAACTATATATGGAAATATAGTAAATTTATTAGTATATACATTTGTGGAAAATGCTAATACTTTCCTCATAGAAAATGCTAATGCTTTCCTCATAGAAGATTTTGTAGACTACGAGATAGTTAGAAACGGTGATACTGTTATGTTAGATAGATTACAAACTTTTATAAGAGATAATAATCTAAGGATGCCTGAGTTAGAACCCATTAAAAACCACTATAAAATAATAGAATAGTATGAAACATATAAAATTATACGAAGAATATAACAGTACTAAGGAAGTAGTAGAAGAAGTAATTAAATATGAGGTAATATTTGATGTAGTTGATGTATCAAGCGACCCAGTTGCTAAGGAAGAATTTGATAATTATGAAGATGCCTTAGCATATTATGAGAAAACATATGAATATGATGATGGTGTATATAGGACAAGAACTCATTCAAAAATGCTAGATGAAATAACATATTCTGTATCCTATGAATATGACAGTGATAATGAGGATAAAGACGATGTTGATGATGATGATAAAAATTGGGATATAATCGATACTGATAATATGGAGTCAGAAGAATATCGAATTAATGATGATTCTGAAAATGTTTTGGAACAGATTGAGGATTGGTTCAAAGAAAAATATGATTCAAATAGGACAAAATACCATGAGATAGATGTTTATTACAATGATGATGACTATAAGACTATACAAATTAGGTTTTCTGATCACACAGAAAACATTATGAACAATGATAGATTCAGAAGTAAGGATTATTACATATCAGTTGTTGTTTCTGATTATGATGTTACTGATAGCAGATTTGGTATGTCAAATAGTTTTGAGAGAAGGAATAACGAACATGAACTAAAATATGGTAGTAGTGATGATACTATACAAATGGAAATAGATATTGATTTTTTAATTAAAGAGTTAAAAGAGGAAATATTAGAAGACTTTGGATAGTAAATACATTACAAAATAAGTAATTAATATATACTTTATGAAGCATATAAAACCTTATAAAAATATTAGACAGGTTACAAACATTTATAAGTGATAATGGTTTAGATATGCTGGATTTGAAAGAAATTAAAAAAAATAATAGAATAAACATGAAACATATAAAACCTTATAAGATATTCGAGAGCAATAGTCCTAACTTCCCAACTACAAGAGAGGAAGTTATAGAAGTGTGTGAAAGGCATAGAATAAAAAACTATACTATTAATGATGATTTGAGTATTGATGTTGATGGGGATGTTGGTTTAAATTTTAAAAGGTTAGAATATTTACCACTTAAATTTAATTATGTGAGTGGTGGTTTTAGTTGTCACCGCAGTAATCTAAAAACATTAGAAGGCTGTCCACAAACAGTAGGTGGTTATTTTGAATGCTCTAATAATAATTTAGTATCATTAAAAGGTTGTCCACAGACAGTAGGTGGTTATTTTAATTGTTTAAAAAATGAATTAAAATCATTAAAAGGTTGCCCACAAACAGTAAGTGGTGATTTTAGTTGTGGTAATAATGAATTAAAAACATTAGAAGGTTGTCCACAAACAGTAGATGGTTTTTTTGAATGCTCTAATAATAATTTAGTATCATTAAAAGGTTGTCCACAAACAGTAAGTGATAGTTTCTATTGTCATGATAACGAATTAAAAACACTAGAAGGTTGTCCACAGTCAGTAGATGGTGATTTTAATTGTTCTTATAATGAATTAAAATCATTAGAAGGTTGTCCACAAACAGTAGATGGTGATTTTTATTGTGCCAATAATGAATTAAAAGACTTAGAAAACTTCCCAGAAGTAAGTGGTAATGTATATATAACTGAAAACCCAGTAGATTTATTAGTATACACCTTTATCAAAAATGCCAATAGCTTTATGATAGAAGATTTTATAGACTATGAGATAGTTAGAAACGGAGACACTGTTATGTTAGATAGATTACAAACATTCATTAGAGATAATGATTTAAAGATGCCTGACTTAGAAGAAATTAAAGAACACTATAAAATAATAGAATAAACATGAAATATATAAAACCTTATAAGATATTTGAGAATATATCTAACTATTTCCCAACTACAAGAGAAGAAGTTGTGGAAGTATGTATAAAATTTGAAATTATAAATTATACTATCAATGATGATTTAAGTATAGATGTTGATGGTGATGTTGATATGGCGAATAAGGGAATAAGCAGCTTACCAATTAAATTTGGAAAGGTAAGTGGTGATTTTGCTTGTGAGTCTAATTATCAATTCTTTACACTAGAGGGATGTCCTTATGAGGTTGGTGGGAGTTTTAGTTGTAATACCAATGAACTTTTTTCACTAAGGGGGTGTCCTAAGATAATAGGAATTGATTTTGATTGTGGGTATTGTCCAATAGATTCATTGGAAGGTTGCCCAGAAACAGTAGGTGGTAATTTTTATTGTGAGCATAGTGGTATAGAATCATTAGAATATATGACAAAAAATATTGGGGGATCTGTTATTTTAAACATGAATGAAATAAAATCATTCAAAGGATGTCCAGATAGTATATTTGGTAATTTGTATATAAGTGATAATAATATCACAGACTTAGAATATATACCAAATGTATCAGATTATATACACTTGCAAAGGAATCCAGTACACTCTATAGTAAACTCTTTCATTATAAAAGGTGATGATATGCTAATTGAAGATTTCCAAGACTATGATATAATAATTGATAATAAATCTATAAATTTGTTTAGGTTAGAAAATTTCTTTAAAGATTTTAACCTACCAATGCCAGACTTAAAAGAAATAAAAAAACATTATAAAATAATAGAATAAGAATGAAATATATAAAACCTTACAAGATATTTGAGAGTGCTAGTCCTAATTTCCCAACTACAAGGGATGAAGTTATAGAAGTGTGTGAAAAGTATGAAATATATAACTACATCATTAATGATGATTTAAGCATTAATGTTGAAGGTGATGTTGATTTAAATATTGATATCGATGAGGATATAGGCCTACAAAATATAAAATTAAAATATTTACCTGTTGTATTCAACTATGTAAAAGGCTCATTTTATTGTCAAGATAATGAATTAATATCACTAGAAGGTTCACCACGTGATGTTGGAATTTTTGATTGCTCTAATAATAAATTAAAAACACTTGAAGGTGGGCCAGTGGATGTGCGTGGTTTTTTCAGTTGTGATGATAATAATTTAAAAACATTAAATGGGTCACCTTCTAATGTTTCTAGGTGGTTTTCCTGTTCTAATAATAATTTAAAAACATTAGAGGGTTCTCCAAATGTTGTAAACGGAGAGTTTGTTTGTCATAATAATGAGTTAGAATCATTAAAGGGTATTACTAAAAATATAACTGATAGATTATATATAAACCACAATAATATTAAATCGTTGGATTACTTTCCAACAACAACAAGTATAATATTCACACAAGGAAATCCAATAGATGTACTAATAAGCACTTTTATCAGAAATGATAACTTCAATGATCTTTTAGAAGAATTTGAAGAATTTGAAATATTAAGAAATGGTGTTGTTGTTTATCTAGATAGATTAAAAACCTTCATAGAAGGATTTGATTTGAAAATGCCTAGCTTAGATAGAATTAAACAAGAGTATAAAATAATAGAATAAACATGAAACATATAAAACCTTACAAAATATTCGAGAATGCTAGTCCTAACTTCCCAACTACAAGAGAGGAAGTTATAGAAGTGTGTAAAAAATATAGAATAAAAAACTACACTATCAATGATGATTTAAGCATAGATGTTGCTGATGATGTTTTTTTAACTAGAAGCTTAGAGTATCTACCACTTAAATTTAACCATGTGGAAGGTTCTTTTTTATGTGGCTTTAATGAATTAAAAACATTGGAGGGTAGTCCACAAACATTAGGTGGGTTTTTTAATTGCTCTTATAATAAACTAAAGACATTAGAAGGTTGTCCACAAACAATAGTACGTGGTTCTTTTAAATGTTCTAATAATAATATAATGACATTAGAAGGTAGTCCACAAACAATAAATGGTGATTTTATTTGTAGTGATAATAAGTTGGCAGATTTAGAACATTTCCCAGAAGTAAATGGTATAATAAATATAGAGAAAAACACAGTAAATTTATTAGTATATACTTTTATTAATAAAGTGGATACTTTTATGATAGAAGATTTTAACGACTATGAAATAGTTAGAAACAGTGATACTGTTATGTTAGATAGACTAGAGACCTTTATTAGTGATAATGATTTAATGATGCCAGACTTAAAAGAAATAAAAAAACATTATAAAATAATAGAATAAACATGAAACATATAAAGCCTTACGAGATATTTGAGAGTGCTAGTCCTAATTTCCCAACTACAAGAGAGGAAGTTATAGAATTGTGTGAAAGGTATAGAATAAAAAACTATACTATTAATGATGATTTAAGTATCGATGTTGATGGTGATGTTAATCTTTCATATGGGAACTTAGAATACTTACCACTTAAATTTAATTATGTGAGTGGTAATTTCTATTGTAATAATAATGCATTAGAATCCTTGGAAGGTAGTCCACAAACAGTAGGTGGTGGTTTTCAATGTAGCCAAAATGAATTAAAAACATTAGAAGGTTGTCCACAAACAGTAAATGGGAATTTTCTTTGTTTTGGAAATGAATTAAAAGACTTAGAATACTTCCCAGAAGTAAGTGGTAATGTATACATAAAGGGAAACACAGTATATCTATTAGTGTATACTTTTATTAGAACTGCTAGTAGTTTTATGACAGAAGATTTTATAGACTATGAGATAGTTAGAAACGGAGACACTGTTATGTTGGATAGGCTACAAACATTTATAAGGGATAATGATTTAGAAATGCCTGATTTAGATGAAATTAAAAAACACTATAAAATAATAGAATAAAAATGAGACATATAAAACACTATAAAATATTTGAAAGAAATAGTCCTAATTTTCCAACTACTAGAGAGGAAGTTATACAAGTGTGTGATAAGTATAGGATAGAGAACTACACTATTAATGACGATTTAAGTATTGATGTTGATGGTATTGTTAGATTGTTTGGCAAAAATCTAGAATACTTACCCCTTAAATTTAATTATGTGAGTGGTAATTTCTATTGTAATGATAATGCATTAGAATCCTTGGAAGGTTCTCCACAGACAATAGGTGGTTGTTTTGATTGTTCTCGTAATGGTTTATTATCATTAGATGGTTGTCCACAAACGATAAATGGGTTTTTTGACTGTAGTGATAATAATTTAGAATCATTAGAAGGTGGTATGCAAATAGTAGGTGGGTATTTTGATTGTTCTTATAATGAATTAATATCATTAAAAGGAGTTTCAGAAATAGGAGGTAGATACTTTGATTGCCAATTTAATAATTTAACCGATTTAGAGCATTTCCCAGATGTAAATGAGAGTGTGTACTTAGCTTCAAATCCAGTGAATAATATTGTATATACCTTTATCAAAAATGCTGATATCTTTATGATAGAAGATTTTGTAGATTATGAAATAGTTAGAAATGGTGATACTGTTATGTTGGATAGGCTTCAAACTTTCATAGAAGGATTTGATTTAGAAATGCCTAATTTAAAAGACATTAAAAAACATTATAAAATAATAGAATAGAATGAAACATATAAAACCTTACAAGATATTCGAAAATAACAGTCCTAACTTCCCAACTACTAGAGAGGGTGTTATAGAAGTGTGTGAAAAGTATGCAATAAAAAACTACACTATTAATGATGATTTAAGCATTGATGTTGATAGTTATGTATATTTAGATAATAAAGGCTTAAAATATCTACCTCTTAAATTTAATTATGTGAGTGGTGGCTTTGATTGTTCTAATAATAAACTGAAATCATTAGAAGGTGGTCCACAAACGCTAGGTAGTGGCTTTGATTGTTCTAATAATAAACTGAAATCATTGAAAGGTGGTCCACAAATAGTAGGTGGTGGCTTTATCAATTGTTCTAATAATAAATTAACAGACTTAGAATACTTCCCAGAAGTAAGTGGTTATATAAACACAAAATTTAACTTAATAAATTTATTAGTATACACCTTTATCAAAGATGTTAATAGTTTTCTCATAGAAGATTTTATAGACTATGAGATAGTTAGAAACGGAGACACTGTTATGTTAGATAGATTACAAACATTCATTAGAGATAATGATTTAGAAATGCCTGATTTAGATGAAATTAAAAAACACTATAAAATAATAGAATAAATCCTCTAAGATAGTAAAATATATATTTAAACTTATCATAATATTTGTATATAAATAGGGAAAAGTACAATAAAATATATATAAAATAAAAGAAATAAAAAATGTCAGATAAAGAAAATCTTAGTGAAGAAGATTACTTAAAAAAACACCTAGGAAACCAAGACTCTAATGGTAATAATCAAACGAATAGTGATATACCAACTAGTGATTATAAACAAGGTGAAGATTCAGAAGGTATTAAAGTAAGTGATTTGAAATATTTCTCATTTAGTGTAGATATGCTACCATGTGGTAAGTTTTACCCAAGTGGATCAATGCTTATGATTAGACCAGCAGAAGTTGTTGAAATACAAGCATACTCTACTGTAGATGATAACAACTTCTATGATGTTGTTGAAAAAATGAATGGGATGTTACAATCTTGTGTCCGTATAAAGTTTCCAGATAATAAGATTGGATCTTATTTGGAATTAAAAGACCAAGATAGATTATATACCATATTTCTAATAAGAGAACTTACATTCCAAAAAGGTAATTCTTTAACAGTTAAAGTTCCATCGCCATGTGGTAATGAAGAAGAGGAAATGTCTATTGAGTTAGTTAGAGATAACTTTGTGTTCCACGAAATAAGTGATAGTCTTAAAAAATACTTTACACCTAGTAATGGTACTTACAATTTTAAATTAACTAATAAAAAGAGCTTTGAACTTGCTCCACCAACAATAGGGATACAGAAATCATTTAGTGATTATATAATCCAAGAAACTAATGCAGATAAAAAACCTAATTTAGCTTTTCTTAAAATAATTCCTTTTTTATTAGCTAACAGAACTAGTATCTCATATGAGGGTATTAAGGCTAAGCTAAAAGACTTTAAAGATATGGATGAGGTTTCATTCCAATTTTTAAATTCAGCAGTTAGCAAGCTTTCATTTGGTATTAAAGAACTTAAAAAAATATCAGAGTGTGGTGAGGAGGTACGCACACCCATGAAGTTTCCCAGCGGAGCATCAAGTATTTTCGTTGTTCAAGATGCCTTTGAAGCATATCTTGAAGAATAAATTAATGTTACAAAAACATTTCCACTTACAAGAGTATTCAATAGACTCTTGGCCATTTTGGATGTTTGAGGAAAACATTAAGATAGTAAATGAAATAGTTGAGGAAGAAGAAAAGAACCAAGGAAAGCAAGAACAACAACAATCTTCTAACTTTGATGCTAACTCAATGATGAAAAATGCCCAAAGTATGACCAATAACATACCAAAGCCTAAATATTAAGAAAGGGATAGGTTTATAGCCTATCCTTTTTAATTTATATAATTAAATGGAAAAAGAAAGATTATACTTTATAGAGAATGTATTAAAAAATTCACCTAATAGGATTAAAGAATCTTATGTAAGCAAACATTATCCAATAGTATTTGAGCAAATAATAGATATAACTAGGGATAAGGATTTCTCATTTAAACAAAGAATTTGGCATTGGATTTATAATAACACTAATTTCATAAAATGCTACTGTGGTAATAAGGTATCATTTGGACAATCTTGGAAAGGTGGATATAAAGAATATTGTTCTAACAAATGTTCTTCCAACTCACCAAGTGTTAAAGAAAAGGCAAAAAATACAATTGAAGAAAAGTATGGAGTTTCCCACTACTCTAAAACTGATGAGTTTAAAGAAAAATATAAAAAAACTAGTTTGGATAAATATGGTGTTGACAACTATTCCAAAACCAAAGACTATGTAAATAAGTCTAAAGAAACATATCTTAAAAAGTATGGTGTTGATTCATTTACAAAGACTGAAAAATATAATATAATATCTAGAAACACATCATTTAAAAAGTATGGAGTTTCCCACTACTCTAAAACTGATGAGTTCAAAGAAAAGTTTTCTAAAACAATGATGGATAAATACAATTCTGCTTCTTGCTTTGGGGGAGAGAATTATAGAGGAGAGAACTTTGAAATGTGTAAAAACAATTTATATGTAAAGTATCTAGGTAATGGTATAAGTAAATTTAAGTGTGATGATGATAAATTACACACCTTTGATATAAGCACTGATAATTACTTTGGTAGGCTTTGTAATTCTAATAAGTTATGCACTGTATGTAGTCCTATTTCTGACTTAGATTCCATTAAGGAAAAAGAACTATATGAATATGTCAAAAGCATATCATCACATAATGTTGTTAAGAATTATAGGGATAAATACGAAATAGATGTTTACATACCAGAACTTAGCATAGGCTTTGAATTTAACGGTCTTTATTACCACTCTAACAAGTTTAAAAAGAATAACTATCATATTGTAAAGAAAAACTATTTTAAGGATAGAGGGATAAGGATTATACATATATGGGAAGATGATTGGGTAGATAGAAAAGAAATAATAAAATCTCAAATACTATATAATCTTAATAAAATAGAAAATAGAGTATATGCTAGAAAATGCATTGTTAAGGAAATATGTACTAAAGCTTCATCTATATTTCTAAACGAAAACCATATACAAGGTACATGTAATAGTGTATATAAAATAGGTTTGTTTTATAATGACGAATTGGTTTCTATTATGACGTTCGATAAATTTGAGGGGAGAAAGAAAATGGAAGAAGGTGGTTGGAATTTAAACAGATACTGTTCTAAAACATACCATAATATAGTTGGTGCACCTTCTAAATTACTAAAACATTTCATAAATGAGAAGAGTCCAATTAGAATTATAAGCTATGCAGATTACTATTGGAGTGATGGTAATTTATACGAACAACTTGGATTTGAAGAAAAGTATATTACAAAGCCAGATTATAAATATATTGTAAATGGTAAGAGGGTTCATAAGTCCAACTATAAGAATAGTAATATTAAAACATCTATGACAGAGAGTGAATACACAAAATCTAATAATATTTACAAAGTTTATGATTGTGGTAAAATAAAATATGAATTATTAAAACAAAAAAAAGCCAAATAAATCATTATTTGGCTTTTTTATAAATTATTAACTAGTAACCCGATACTAATGGTGGGTTAATAGTGAAGTTTTGATCTATGTATTCATCAATAAAGTAATCCCATACAAAATTTGCAGTGACTTCTTTGATGATATCATTAGAACTCCAATCTAAGTCATAACCTCCTAACTTCTTTAGTTGAACGTTTTGGAATGTAACACGTCTTAATACAACACCTTTTTTATCATGTTGGTTAACTATTATAGTCCCAATTAAGTCACTCTTATAGTGAAGTGAGCCATTCTGTGAATTAAATACTAAATCATACCATGCTTTCATTGTGTTCCAAGTCTCCATAGCACCTTCTTGATTAACATTTACCTGAAACGGTATATTTATTTCACCAGACGTTTTAATAGGTGTGGTTAAAAACTGTCTTGTAGAATACTTGTAACGTTGCGTTACGTTCTGAATATCAAAAGCGGTTAAAGCAGCAGCCTCTAAATCTACTTTAGTGGCATTTTCTAGCAAAAGAATAGGATCTCTACCTTGTGCTTGTAAGATAACTGGTAAAATAAAGGTTACTTCAAATAGGTTTTTATATACAACCTCATCTGGGAGTGTCCCTGGTCCACCTGGACTTCCTACGTTTGATATTTGTGTAAAATGTGGTAATGGCATAATTTTTAGTTATTTTTTATATTTTATATATTAATGTATTTTATCTCTCTAGTATATATATTAAATCAAAAAAACAACTTTTATATTAAATATGGTATAATTATATAAATAAGCAATATGGCAAAGATATTTTTGATAGGAGATACACACATTGGTTTGGGTTATCCCAATAAGACTGACAAGTGGTTGAAAGTTCACAAGGAGTACTTTGATGACTTCTTAATACCTACTCTAAAGAGGGAGGTAAAAGAAGGTGATATAATTATCCACCTAGGTGATTTTTTTGATAATAGAAATGTTGTACCCATTAATCTATTAAATTTTGGAATGGATCAAGTTGAAAGGATAGCACAAATAGCACCATTTCATATACTTGTTGGTAACCATGACTGTTGGTCTAGAAGTAGCGATGAGATAAACACTATAAGACCTTTTAAGTACATACCAGGTGTTAGTATTTACGATAAGGTATCAACACTAGAGTATAATGGTTATAAGTTCCTTATGATGCCTTATTTTGAGAAAAAGAGTGAACAGATAAGACATTTAAATGAGAATAAGGATTGTGATTATGTTCTTTGTCATTCTGATTTAAATGGTGCTAAAATGCATTTAACATCAGTTGGTCATAAAAACAATGATATGATTGGTGTTGATGAATTTAAAGGATTTAAAGGTGTTTATTCTGGTCATATACATTTAGTTCAAAGGAATAAGAACTTCACATTTATAGGCTCTAACTTTCAGATGGATAGAAATGATTATGGTGACCAAAAAGGTATGTTTGTTATTGATACAGAAAATGATAAAGAAGAATTTATAGAAAACAATGTCTCGCCAGTATTTAAAAGAGTTAAAGTAACACAAGAGAGCGATTTAGATACTTTAGAAGAATTAAAGGATACTAAAGACTATATAGACTTATTCATATCTAATAATTTATTGATTAATGATAGGAAACTTAGAAGAAAATTAGAAATACTACTAGAAAGTGGTAAGTTTGCCTCTGTGGACTATATAGACGATATAACAAATGATTTAGAGGATGGTGATGAAGTAGATTCAGTAAATGAAGAATTTGATGAAGATAACTTAGATATATCTATTCAACTAGATTATGAAGATTATGTAAAGGAGTATATTCTAAAGCAAAAATATGATAATAATAAATTTAAGGATGGGATATTAGAGCATTATTCTAACATAATAGGAATATATAAAGATAACTTTAAGCTTAACAAAAACGATAATGACTGAGACCATTGATGCGTATGAAGTTTATGAAAGAATTTTCACAAACAGACCTTATGGTAAAAACTTAAAAATATACTCAAAAGATATAATAAAGATTGTGATAGAATTACTATCAGACTATGAAGAATATGAGATGTGTATTGAACTAGATAAATACCTAGAATCTAGGTTTGATCATAATAAGGGTTATAAAGACTTTAAAATGTTTTAGGATATCTTATTTATTCTTAAGTTTTCTATCTAGAATTTTAGAAATATTAGATCCAATAGTCATATGTATATTTTTTATATCATCTGATTCAACCTCTTCGATTTCACCCATAAACTTATAAAAAAATCTATAATATACGCTAGAGTCCAAATCCTCTGGTATCTCTTTTTTAATTGATAAGTCTATCTTATAGCTATTGTTTATGTTTATTTCGAAATCAAAAGTAGTTTTAGAACATGGTGTTGTTTTAAATTTAGGCTGGTACTTAACCTCAAATACTGAATAGTCTGTTATCTTATTTTTCCTCATATAAAAATTTAAAAACATTGCAGGTGCTTCTATAAAGTCTGATAGTGTTTGTAAATCATCACCAAAATCATTTGACTCTATTATATCCTCCATTCTTTTCTTTAAATCTATAATTGAATCAAAATCTACCTTATGGTAAATGCAATTTATATCATATAAATATACAAATGAATTATCTTCTAACACAGTTTTGTCTAAATCTACTTTAAATATAAATTTAGTGTGTATTATAGATACATCCTCAGCCTTTAACCCATGTATTGAAATAACTAGTTTTAAAAACTTTTTATCAATAGTTGATTCATATAAAGTTTCGACAGAATTAACCATTCCACTGTTTTCATCAAATATATCTCTAACTACATTTTCTATTTCAGATATCTTTATCATTATTAAAATTGTTTTTCATAAGATTCTTTTCTTAAATCAAGAATTCTCTCTATATAACCATTCCTTCTTAAAAGTTTAAAAACTAAATTTTTTAGAGAATACTCACCACTTTCACTTTCTAGACCAGACTTTCTATAATTTTTTATCTTATCCCAGAGTTTTTTAACACGCTTTTTATATTCATTATAATCATATTTATCTATTTCGTCTTCCAAGTCATCAACTAGCATCATAATACCCTTAGCCTTTTCTTTAATATCCATCTCGTCTGGTATAAAGTCAACCTTAACAGGTTCTATATTCCATTTACTATTAAGCACTGAATACACACCAGAAGACCTATGTGGTTCTTTGATATCTTGTATATAGACTTCAACTTCAAAACCATTGACATATAAATCATATGATTTATTCCATAGGTTTTTAGCAGAATCCGTAAACTTTTTAACTAGTTTAGTATCTGAATTAACCTTTTCAAAATCTATTATTATATGTAAATCAAAGTCCGAATATTTTTCAGACCAATTAAAGTTAGCAAGTGATCCAGTTAAGGTAATATCATCTATTTCAACATTTAGGCTAGTTGTATTATAAAAGTCTTGTGATATAGTTAATAACTTTTCACGCACATCTTCTTTCATACTTTTATCTTCTTCCCAAATTTTGGTGTTTAATTCATCCTTTATGTGAAAAGATTTAACTGCATCGAAATCCTTTTCCACAAATTCTAAAAACTTAGTTACTTTCATAATTATATATATTAAAATATTAAGGCCGCATTTCTAAACTTATTGTTTTAAATTAATATAATACTAAATAATAAAAGATATGAAACTTAGAGATAATGGAATTATAACAAAGGCAGACTATATTGGCAAGACTTTGGACGAAGCTTCTAAACATGCAGAAAATGGTGGCTACGTCACAAGGGTGGTTAGTAACAATGGTAATTCTCCTATGTTAGATATGGATGCTAATCAGAATAGAATTAATTTTATTATTAGTAATGATAGAGTTACTGATGTATATGGTGGATAATTAAAAATAATTATAATAAAACTTGTGAGAACCATTTAATAGTTTTATATTTGCATAGTAAAATAAATATAAGATTTTTAAAGAAAAGTATAAAGAGAGAAAATAATTTTAATATATAGAATAATGAGAACAATTAACACATTTAAGCATTTTAGTAAAAAGTCGTTTTGGTTTAGTCCAAACTCGGTAAAGAATGTTATTTGTTCTAATTTTATGATTTGATATAAAAATAGTAAAAAATATATTTAAAGCCGAGCTTCGAAAGAAATTCGGCTTTTTTGTTTTATATAATTCTGTAGCTCAGCTGGTTAGAGCATCTCCCTTTTAAGGAGAGGGTCGTGGGTTCGAAACCCACCAGGATTACACATGGAGTAGTAGCTCAGTAGGTAGAGCACTTGGTTGAAGACCAAGGTGTCGTGGGTTCGAACCCCACCTTCTCCACAAGATTAAATGGTGTGTGTAGCTCAGTAGGTAGAGCGTTGGCTTGTGGTGCCAAAGGTCGGGGGTTCGAAACCCCTCATACACCCTAAATAATACGGACGTAGTTCAAAGGCTAGAATAACGATCTCCAAAATCGTAGATGAGATTTCGAAATTCTCCGTCCGTGCTAGAGTTTAATAAAAATAATATATAGTATAATGAAACTTATAAACACATCGAGTAGTTCAAGTCGCTTAATAATTTCGAAAGAGATTCGATTGTGTGTGTAATTATTTTTTAAAAATATTATTAGCCTTTCGAATTTATTTGAAAGGCTTTTTTAGTTCTATATTTCAATGGATAGAATACTCGGCTACGGACCGAGAGATAGGGGTTCGAATCCTCTTAGAACTACTAATTATGGAAGATTTATCCGAAAGATTCTGGGTAGCGGAGACGGTCTTGAAAACCGTTTGCTTTAGGGCGTGTGGGTTCGAATCCCACATCTTCCGCATAATTTTAATGGAAGCGTACTCAATGTTGGCAAAGAGGCTGGTTTGCTAAACCAGTAGGTCTGTAAAAGGGCGAGTGGGATCGACACCCACCGTTTCCGCTAGTTTTTTATTAGTTCCTTTAATTCGTCTATTTGCTGTTGTAAGCTATCTATCTTATTATTTTGCTCTTTATTCTCATTTTCCTGCTCTGCAAGTTTTAGAGATAAGAAACTATTATAATTAACAGACATCATTCCACCGTCATCTGGTTTTTTTACAACTTCTGGATTTGTTTTCTCTATTTCTTGAGCTATAGTACCATATACAGTAATTCCTGGTTGAGTTTTTAATTCATAAGAATATACTGATTTTGATATTTTCTTTATATTGGTTTTTAACCTTTTATCTGAACTTTCAAAAAATGCATCGGCTGTTATGTCTCCATCAACAGTAACATTCCCATTTTCATCTAACTCTGTTTGATTGTTAGATTGATTATCTCCATTAGGTCTAAAGAGTATTCTTTGATTGCTGAGTCCATTTTGACTTATGATGGTTACACCAATACCAGTATCTCTAATTTTTGTATTAGTTTTAATGGTAACATCATTTTTAAAATTAGAATTACCATCATTATCAATTGTAAAAACATCGTCTAAAAAAGTATTATTATCTTTTCTTATTCCAAATGATATTATAGCTGGGGAATCAACCCCGCCCCAGTTAGATGAAGTGTTTTTATACCTCATGTATGCTCCATCTTCTCTTACTCTACCTGCTGAATTGTCATCTACTGTAAATAGTATTTTACCTAACTCAACCCCATTATCTATATCTTGATTATCTGGATTCCTAAAGGTAAATACAGGGCTAGCATTGGCTACTTCTACGTCTCCACCAAAATTAGCACCTAAACTAGAAGTATTACCCTCTGTTAAAACCTCGTCTAAAGTTGGTGTTGAATTTGTAGCCTTCGCATCATTTAATGCTACCCTAGTTTGTAGCTTTCTAAACGCTGTTAATATTGAATCCGTGGCTGCTAAATTAGAAGATGTACCAAATGCTGTAAAGTTTGTAAGAACTTTTGAAATTACTTGTGCGTTTGTTAGCTGAGTATTTGTATCTGTAGAACTAAAGTTTAACTTGCCACCTGCATCATCATAAGTTACGGATATATTGGATTCAGTGTTAGCTGACACCATCCCCCCAATTATATCCTGAACTTGTTCATTTGTTAATTGTGTATCCGCAGAGCTTGTACCTGCACCAATTAAAGTCCTAATTTCACTTGCAGTTATACCTGAGTTTAAGGTTGGCGTTGAACCATTAGAAAGTATTGCAGGTATAAGTATAGTAGGTAAATTATCTAAGTCATTGTAATCTATGTCAGTTAACTGTGAGCCATTTCCTATAAAGTTATCTGCTATAACATCACCATTATAATTCAAATTACCGTTTTCTCTTAAAGTTAGAGATTTGTTAGAAGCATCATTTCGTATGCTAAGATCCGAGTTCACAGTTATAGGAAATCCAATATAACCTTTGCGTGTTGTTCCGTTAGATTGATAAAATGAATAAAAAGAAGAGCTATTACTTCCTGGAAGACCTGTTTCAGTAGAACCCTTAATACCAGATCCATTTGGTATTAAAATTTTATTAGAAAAAGTCTTCTCACCATTAATAGTTTCAACTACACTTCCAGTCGCCCTAACAAAATTCGTACTATCAAAACCATCTAAAGTTTCTGCATCCGTACTTACAGAAATAATACCGTTTGAAATAATAACTCCACTACCAATTTTTACACCTCCTAGAACTGCATCCGTTGCTGTTTGTAGGGTATAACCTACACCTGGTATCCTCTCCCAAAAAGTACCATTGTGAATAACGTCATCTCCAACATCATATGATATAGGCTTATTTCCAGAACTTCCTGAATCGTCTAAATCAGAAGTACCTGCTGTTGTAACTCTATAGTAATGTCCTTGAACGCCTGTACTATCTGCTAAAGTAGGAGTATTTGTATCTGCGTCCCAAGTGCCTTTATAAACTTGTGATGCAGATATTGGTGTCCATGTTGCGTTTCCATCAGAGTCTGTTTTTAAAAAGTAACCATCTACTGCTCCTGATGTTAATTTAATTGTAGGTGCTTCTACGATATCTGCTATTAATTTAGTTGCCATAATTATTTATTAATTTTTTTGTTAATACTTAAACGGTTAGGCTTGTCCAATTATTTTGTATTATTGTTATCCAAGCATAAGTATTATCATTGGTTTGCATACACATCTCACAATATGTATTACTCCCATCTTTTCTATACCTCATTGTGCCTACCTTATCTAAAGAGGGTGCATCAGTATCATCAGACACCTTTATTCCACCATCAACATCTAATTTAGATTTAGGGTTTGTAGTTCCTATACCTACTTTACCTTCTATAGATTGAGTTGTCTCCCCTGTTTTCTTAACTACATTGTTGTCCAATGCATAATCACCTGCTGGTTGTATACCTGCTTGTACTAAGGTATTATTTATCCAAGCAGAACCATTCCATTTAAGTATTTCACCATTAGTATTACTTGTTATTGTAACATTATTGTGTGAATCTAGCGAATGTGATATTGGAGCATATCTACCATCTAAATCAACCGAATTTAAACCACTTACATGACCGAACGTATCCAAAGTAACATCTTGAATAACGACACCATTTGAAT